CGTTCTGGTGGTGTTGTGAAACGCCATCCAGAGGGCTTCAACATGACCGACAAACTCATTTCCTTTGACCAGCTTGAAACCGTTGAACAGGCAGCCATGCTGCTTAATCAGCTTTATGACGGCCTTGAAGGCATCGCGCTTCTGATTGACGCCGGGCACAAGGAACAGGCCGCCTCGATCGCCCGCATGGCCACCACGGCATGCCTTATGGTCACTCCCCCGCTTGAAAACACCATTGCCGATCTGGATGACCAGATCGACACCACCCCGCACCAGCCTTTGGCATGGCCGATGGACGGGGGTGCCCAATGACCCCCGATCCTAAAATCACATCCGACGCGGCCTTTACATGGGCGGCATTCGGTGCTGCGGAATCCTTCCTGCATGCGCTGTCACGCAACAGCAAGGGCGCAACATCCTGCGCCGGATACATCCTTGATTTTATCGCGGTTGGCGGGCTTGACCTGCCGCCGCACCACTTCATCGACAAGACAACCGCGCTTTATCCGTGGCTGGAACCCTATCGGCACAAAGCCAACCGAATGATGGAACACCTGCAGGCGGAACGGGGCCAGACATGCGCGAAATGACGGATGATGTCAGGCTTGAAGTCGTTTCACGCCTGACGACGGACTATGGATTTAAACCGGTCAAGGACTGGCTGCGGCAAGGCCGCTGCCCGTCCTGCAATCAGCGCGAACTGTTTGTAAAGGCAACCAGCCCGTGGGTGATCAAGTGTGGCCGTGAAAACCGGTGCGGCCACACCGCCAACGTCAAAGAACTGTACCCGGATGCCTTCGGCAAATTCAACGAACGCTATCCGGCCACGACCGAGGATCCGAACCGCACGGCGGATCGGTATATGGATTTCGTGCGCGGACTTGACCCGAAAAAAACAAAGGGCTGGTACCGGCAGGGAAAATTCACCCATTCATGGGGGGATCGGTCGACCGCCACGGTTGTATTCGATATCAGCCGCGGCGAAGGCATATTCATGGAACGGTTGATTGAAACCGTTCGCATCACGGATCCCAACACGAAAAAGGTTGATGACCGTCGCGCCAATTTCGGCACCGTTCCCTATAAGGGCCGGTGGTGGACACCGCCCGGTCAGAAGCTGAAGGACGGGGACGAATTATGGATTGTCGAGGGTTGCATTGATGCCGCCACCTTGGCGGTTCATGGCCACAAGGCGGCGGCAATCCTGTCGGCCTATAACCTGCCTGATATCGAACTGAACAAGCTGAAGAACAAAAACATCACCTTGATCTGGGCGATGGATAACGACCCGGCAGGCAGACGCCACATTAACAAATGCGTCCGTTATGTCGAAAAGAACAGCACCAGCCTGATCAATAAGGCCGCATTGATCCCCCAGACAGACCGCAAAAAGACGGACTGGAACGATGCGCACCTTGCGAATGCCCTGAATGAAAAGGACATCGCCCGGTACCGGTTCCACGGTGATTTACTTCTGGCCAAGTCTCCTATGGAGAAGGCGCTTCTGGTCTGGGAGCGGTACAAAAGCCGGAATTTTGCGGTTGAGTTCGAGACCCGAACCTATTGGTTTTCGGTCATTGCCGAGATTTACAATAACCAGATGACGGTTGCGGCAGAGCGCGGCATTAGCCGTGAAGAAGCGGAACCGGAGGCCGTAAAAAAGGCCTCGCGCCTTGAGGAAATCGCCAACTGCAATTTCAAGTTCTTGTATTTCCAACAGGACAAGCAGACCGACGAAAGCTGGTACTACACCCGCATTGAATTCCCGCACGGCCGGCACACGATCAAGAACACCTTTTCCGGTGGTCAGGTCGCCACGGCCAGCGAATTTAAAAAGCGCCTTCTCTCGATTGCGCCTGGCGCACTTTATACCGGCAACTCGGTGCAGCTTAACTGGCTGGTGAAGCACTATCTCGACAACATCAAGATTGTCGAAACGACCGATTTCATCGGCTATTCCAAGGAACATGGCGTTTATGTTTTCAACGACCGCGCTGTTTATTCCGGCAAGGTTGTCGAGATCAATGACGAGGACTTTTTTGAAGTCGGCAAGACCTCAATCAAATCACTGAACCAATCCCTGCACCTGCATATCGGGGAGGCCACGGACTATAACGACAAATGGCCGGGGCTGGTTTATTCGGCCTATGGGGCCAAGGGACTGATTGCCACGGCATTCTTCCTTGGCAGCCTGTTTGCCGAACAGATCCGCGCAAAACAGAAATCCTATCCCTTCCTTGAAATCGTCGGTGAAGCCGGGGCTGGTAAATCAACCCTGATTGAATTCCTGTGGAAGCTGGTCGGGCGATCTGATTATGAGGGCTTCGACCCGAACAAATCGACCCTTGCCGCCCGTGCGCGCATTTTCTCGCAGGTGTCGAACCTTCCGATCTGCCTGATTGAAAGTGACCGCGAAGATAGCGCCAAGGCCCGCCAGTTTGATTGGGATGAACTCAAGACCGCCTACAACGGACGTGCAAGCCGTGCGCGTGGCCTGAAGAACGGCGGCAACGAAACCAGCGAACCGCCGTTCAGGGGATCGGTCGTGATCAGCCAGAACGCGGCGGTGAATGCGTCCGAAGCAATCATGCAGCGCATTATCCACACCACTTTTGACACCAGCGGCCACACGCCTGAGTCAAAGGGGGCCGCAGACGCGCTTGCGTCCATGCCGGTGGAAAATGTCAGTTTCTTCCTGATCAAAGCTGTGACGCGGGAAAAACAGGTTTTGGACCGTGTCTTTAACCGCACGGCGCATTGGGAAACGGAATTGATGAAATTCCCGGACCTGCGGTCAAACCGAATTGCCAAGAACCATGCGCAGCTGATGGCCTTGGTCGAGGCTTTGGCAGAATTGACCAACATGCAAAAGGACCGGCTGGAAGAAACGCTTGATGCCCTGAAAATGGCAGCGGTCATGCGCCAGAAGGCAATCTCTGCCGATCATCCGATGATTGAGGAATTCTGGGAAGCCTATGACTTCCTTGGTGATGAAAAACTCAATCACATGATGGAACTGGATAGCAAGACGATTGCGGTGAACCTCAATCACATGCAGTCGGTCGCCCACCATCACAACCAGCAACTACCACCCCTTCAGGATCTCAAAAAGCTGCTGAAGCAATCACGCACCCGCCGCTTCCGCGAGATCAAGGCCGTTCGCAGCCACAACAAGGCTTTCGGTGGCAAAACCGTGAAATGTTGGGTTTTCGGTAGGGAGGGGAAGTGATGAACAGTCCACAAGCTTTGTTCTTCAACACCATTGGGAGAATAATACATTCATCCACAATGCCTACAAACAGAGTAAACTTTAAACTTAGCGCTCTATCGATACTGGTATCTAGCAATCCAACCAAATATCAAATTCATCGCATCTCGCAGCTCAAGAACCAAATCTTCGAGGTAGCGATCTTTAGAATAAGTTTTGGATGTCGCCATTCTGAGCTCAAGATCAAAATCATTGATTTCATTCGGCGCACTCAACGCACTCTCGAGTATTTCAGAGGCCTGCAACGCATTCGCTATCAATCTATGCAACTCAATAGGCGCATACTGGGGAGGTTGCAGCCAACCCCTAATACCAATGATCACCTCACAGCACACACGATCAGCATAACTGTTTTTCCCAACGTGCGCAGATATCCCGCCAAGAGTTCCGAGCGTGACCCACACTTTGGATTGTATACGCGTACAAAAGGCAGCTGTTGCTATGTTCTGTTGGGAACTGAAAGATTTTGTAGCACCTTTGAAAGCCAAATATCCCCCGCCGACTGCCGCAACACCTGTGAGCAAGACCTCCCATTGCAAACGATAGGGACTCTCCGTTCCCACCTGCCAAAATTCATTATGCGCAAAGCTATAGCCTGCTGCCCAACCGATAGCAGCAATTGCAACGATTCCCAAAGCGATAGCAAACGGCAAAAAGTTACGGCGCATCTTTCATCCCCTTATTGTTGGGCATTGAAAGCATATTCGCACAATGCAGCAACAGGAAAGGATTAAAGGTCCAATGTCCGTTCCACTCCCGCCCACGGTTAATACATCCGCTACAGAACTAGACAGGGTTGCTGCTTAATGAACTTCGCACGCATTATACCCTTTATCCCATATCACGGGATAACCGGTTTTTTCCGGCCCGACGTGGGTTGGCATCATGTGAGGAATGTCGCATGAGCAAACGAGCCAGCGTGACCGAGGCAGATATGAAAAGGGCGATCCGCGCCGCAAGTGAGTGCGGATTGACGGTTTCCGAAGTCATCATGACCGCTGATAGCGTGCGCCTAAAAATCGGCAAAGTTGACGAAACACCACGACCGACCGACACTAACGGCCCGCTGGATTGGCCCGAAGGCTGAACATGAAATTGAACTTGCCTGGACTGCTTATTGAAAAGCTTCCATCCGGTAGCGACCGATATCGGGTGCGTGTTGAGGGCCGTCCGGGCCGTCGCATCCGGCTGCATGTCGGGCCCGACCACAAGCAGTTTATGGAACATTACCATGCGGCACGGGCGGGCATACAATTGCCACCCGAACCTGAAAGCCCGCTTGATCTGTATGTTCGCGGCAGCCTCGACTGGCTGGTCGGCAGCTATGTGGGAAATCTTGAAGCGATGGTGGAGGCCGGACTGGCATCCGTACTGACCCTGAAACAGCGCCGCAGTCTTCTGAAGGAACTTTGCAACCGGACAAACGCCGATGGTCGCAGATTTGGTCAGTACCGAATGGACATGCCGACATTCGAGATCGTCAAGGCGCATGAGGCATTGGCCACAACGCCCGGCAAAGCTGACAACATGCTAAAAGCCGTCCGGGCGATGTACAAATGGTCCTGCCTGCGTGGCATAACGCGGGTTAATTCCGCCACGGGCGTTTCCCGCTTTAACATCAACCGGGGTGGTGCCAGACCGTGGACGGTCGATGATTTGCGGCAATACCGCGCCATCCACCTGCCGGGTACAGCTGCGCATCTCTGCATCACCTTGTTCATGTTTACCGCCTGCCGGATCAGCGATGCCTATCGGCTTGGTC